CCCACGCATCTGTCCTGCACCATAAGGTGCCGACTTTGTGGGGGTAGCAACAGACTCAGCCTTTGCGTACTTAACGGTGCCCTGCTCTTTGATGCTTACCTTGCTATCAGTGACTTTGGGCTGTGGAAAACTTGTTTGACGCTTGATCATTACTTCTTACCTTTTGGTGCTGGTGTCTTTTTAGCAGGTGCTTTCTTGGGTGCAGGCTTCTTTGCTGCAGCTTTCTTAGGTGCAGGCTTCTTAGGCGCTTCACCACCTTCCCAAGCTTCATTAACTTCTGGAGTAGAAGGATCGTCCGCTACAAAGTGACCATCTTCATCTCGTGCGCGCGCAGGCTCTTCAACAACAGGACTAGGCGCTGCTTCTACAGCAACACCCAATCGCTTAGCTTCTTCAGCTTTGTTTTGAGCCTTTTGAGTTGCGGCTACCTTGTCTCGTACTGAACTACTCATAATAAATCCCCTTTAATTTCCGAAGAAATTCTTAGCTACATTCTCGGCTGTCTTCGCCATTTGAGCAGAACGCTGAACATTGATGCGCTCTCTGGCGATTTTGTCTTTCATCTCAGCAGTGTCAGCCTGAAGTTCCATGCGATCTTCGGTTAATTCTTTATTATTATCAACACGCTCTTGCTCAATATCTATACGCTGTTGTGCTTCACGAGCCTTTCTATCCATATCTTCTTGTTTGATATCAAGCTCACGACCACGCAATCCAACCAATGGATCATCAGGCGTCTGTGGTGATAACGCAGGGCCAAGATCTGCAACAAGCTGAGCAGTAATCGTCGCAACTTTATCTTCCATAATCGGCATCATCTGCTGCTGCATAGCCTGTAACTGCTGTTGCATCATAGGATTCATCTGAGCCTGCTGTTGCATCATCTGCATCTGCTGGTTCATCTGCATGATCTGTTGGTCTTGTTGCGCCATCTCACGCGCCTTGAAGTCAATGTGCTGATAGATGTGCGACTGAATCATCGCGGCGATCTGCATCTGACCCTGTGGCACGTTCTGAACAATCGGTGACTGCAACAAAGAAACATGCGCAGCGATATGGGCATCATGATCTTGATCTGCAAACGCTTGTGCGGGTTGGCCTTGCAGGAACCCAGCGTTCTCCATACCGGGCGACATAGGCTGTGGCTGCGGTGGTGGAGGCAATAACTGCTCAATCTGCTGTACACCCATCGCTTCATACATACGCCGATATGCGTTGTATATGCCTTGCGGCCCATGGATCTGTGGGTTCGACTGAACCATCTGCATCATCTCTTGAGCCAGCATCACACGCTGACTCATAGAGAATATATTCGGATCAGATACAGGAATGATGTCGATACGATCATCAAAGTCAGTAGCCATCAACTGCTGCTGACCATTTGCAATCATGTAGGGATACGTCTTGAGCGGTGACTCTTTCACCACACGCGCAAGCAGATTGAACTCAACACGCTGGCTGTAATGTAACCGCTTGTGTATCGCGCTCATCACACGACTGCCACGCTCCAATAGCGCAATAGTCGTGCCTACAGGCGCTTCTTGATTACCATCGCCAACCTGCATATCTGCAATCGACGCAAACCGCTTGCCTGCATCAACCAACATGCCCAGCAACTGCAGAAGCGTGCCACTTGGCTCTTTAAACGGCAAAGGCAATAACGCATCACGAAGTGACCCACCCGGCGCATCCATGTCTCTGAACTCACCAGGCTGCAACGGCGTATCGTTATCACGAATCCTGATGCCACGAGCCTTAAATCCTGCAGGTAGATTCGCAAGCGTACCTGCATCGATCAACTGACGCAGAATAGAAGTCGATGCCTGAGATAACCCACCAATCATGTGGGTCAATCCAAAGCCATAAAAGCCAACGCCCGGTAAAAACTTGTAATGAACAAAGTAATCAATGCGCTTACGCATTGGGTCATTCTCAAGATAGTTCCTGCGAATCGACAGAACAGTACTCTGAGTGGGTGATAAAGTAACAATGTAAGGCAGCTTGATGCCTGTCTCTTCACCTTCTGCATCAAGATCTTCATACCCTGGGATATCAAGATCAACGTGCATCTCAAACAACTCGCAGTCATCGTTTGAACTGCCTGATGGCTTAACACCCTGCAGCTCATCGATCTCTTCTTCGATCTCATCCGTATCAACGTAGTCCGTTGAATCCTTCATCTTGGTCTTACGATAAAAACCAGACTGCTGAAGCTTGCGCACATCATTCATCGACATATCAATCGAATGCGTGATACGCGGCGCATTGTCCAAACTGGTGGTGCCATAAGGCACAATCAACTTCTCAGACGGGATAAAACGAGATACAGGCCGACCTACAGCAGGGTCAAAGTGCACCTTACGAAACGCACTGCCTGACAACGGGAGATAAAACAACAACTGATCCGTTTCAGGATCATATTCCTTCATCTCCTGCGTGATCATGAAGTTCATGTACTCCTGAACACGCGCAGCCTGCAAATCAGTCTCTGGCGTACCAAAGCCCAATGTCTGCGTCTTTACAGGCCCACCAGATGGCAACATCTCTTTGTATGCTTGAGCCTGAAACTGCGTGACCGATTCCGCGAGGAGAGGATGAACAACGCCAGAAGCACCATCAAATGGCTCTGTGCGATCTTCAAACTTCATCCCAAGGAACTCTAGCCCTTCCTTATACTGGTCTTCCCACTCTTTGCGAGAAGACTTGTCATCCTTAATATCACCCATGCAGTCGCTGTAGATACGACCTAAATCCTGCGAATCCATCTCTTCCGCAAGGTTGGCATCGAACGCAACAGGCTCATCCATGTCGCCCATCTCATCCATGCCAAATACCATGGTTCCATCATCAAGGATGGCTTCATCACCATCCTCAATCTCATCGAACATAGCACTCTCTTCAGGAGCGATACTGACAACAACCTCTTTAGAGTTGTCCTCAATGCCCAACTCATCTACATCAATATCGTCTACGCCGCGTTCAATTGCCATATTGTTTCACCTACAGCCTACTCTCGGTCTGATTCTCGGTCTGAATACAAATTATCAAAGATCTGTCGTGTATCCAGAACATAATCTAAATCAGACTTACTGTAATGTATGTGTTGAGAAGGCCTGAAATCTGGTGCACCCTCGCCTGTCTCAAACCACGCAGGATGAGTAACCCTCACCCTGTTGTTGGGCAAGGCTACAATATTTCCTGTCCACTCACCAGCATCTAACAACTCCATCACATGACTCTGTTTGTGCTGCGCAGGATCATCCGCAATCTCATTCTCCGCATAATCCACAGTGAACAGATACTTTGCTGGGTACATGTCGCCATCAATCTTCGCAAGCCACGGACATGGCGTTGCACGATCTAAAACATATACAGCATGGTTGTGGCTAGAACAGTCCCAAGGCTGGGCATGATGTACCGCCATAGGATCTGGCCATTCGTCCAGGGGGGTATCCGCAACAAGGGCGGTGATTGGCATACGCGCCCACATGGCCCCGCCGTGGACGTTTGGTTCTTCCTCATCTTCATCCGATTCACAGCCCGTAAAGATCACCTGAAAACTCAAGCACCTCGTGGGCATGGTAGTGACGGCGATAACCATGGCGTGTAAAAACTCTCCATGGTATCGCTCGTGATTGACAGTATATTCCCTTCTCACCCACGCTTTGAAATGCGGGATGTTGCTTTGTAGATAGGGCAAAACTTTTCCTTATTTTAGTGCTTTTCCATAACCTCTTGTTGCAACACCTACCCCGCGAGGTTTTGTTTTGTTGCGAGAACGTGTGGTCTTACCTGCAATCGTTTTGGCTGCAGAAGCAAGACCGCCGTTGGCTTTTTTCATAGGGGTAACTCTTCTGCCGGTTTTTGTGTTGTAGGTTACACCTCCAACCTGAAAAGTTTTTTCTCCTTTAAGCTCCGCTTCATCTCTGGCTTTCCGAACCTTGTCACCTAGCTTTATCCTAGGCTCAGACATTTTGTTCAACCCCTGCCCCATAAATACCCCACCAGGGATGGCGACAGCTGCTACAGCCCCAACTTCTTTTGCTTTTTGTTTATTTTTTTTATCTCTCTGTCGTTGTCGAAATGATGGTTCCTTGATTGCAGATCTCATGTCTCTGCGAGAAGAAGGCTCAGCAGTGTCTTGTGTCTTCTTTGCTCGTGCCTTCTGCGCTGCAGTCATCAGCTTTTGACGCGCTTCAGTAATACCCTTCAGTAATTTTGTCTTACTCATTATTTCAACGCCTTTCCGTAACCGCGCATTGCAACACCTACACCGCGTGGCTTGCGTGATGCGCCGCCCCTTTTGCCACCCTTGGATGCCATCTTGGATCGTACAGCGCCACCCATAGCGTAACCCTTCTTCTTCATGGCTCCGCCCTTGGCCATACCCTTGGACTTCATCATCCCGCCGTTCTTCTTCTTGGCGAGATCCTTGGCACCCTTACCATCAGCAGCAAA